GCAGCTTAATCTCTTGAGACAAACTCTCTTTAGTAACTTGGAGATTCCGATTTACTGGAATCAACAAGCCCTATCAAAGAGGGTCTCTCCACCTACCGTTATCGGTAGGGCAAAGGACCATGGTAGTTAAAGCCATGGACCCAAGCTCGGCCACTGCGGAAATAGCAGTAGCTGTTTGCGGTACCTCTGATAGCCTCTTATAGGTTCGAACCCATAAGTTGCCCTCGAAGGTTTGCAGCAAAGCTCGGCCAGCAACAATCCTAACGGATCAGCTGAACGAACCTTGCCCACATTGATATAGCAAGGGGAGAGGTAACCCTCCCAACCTACCATATCTTTGTGATGCCTGGCTCTAGATGGTGTGGCCTCATCGAAGTTACTGATGAGTCCACCATCGCCGAAGCCATCTGGAATACGAACTCGTCTATCCTTATCTGACAACCTAGAAACTAGGTAAAGCCAGGTGGGGAGAAAACGTGAATCGCAAGACAGACAGCCTCCGCGCATGTGGGCATACCTACGTACGGAATTTGCGTGACTATAGAGAACCATAGTCTGCTCTTCCCGTTGACCTTTCCAAAAGAAAGGACGTACGTTAACCCCATCAAAGAAATCCATGCCGCAAGATTCGAAAAACCTACCAGCCAGGTAGGTTTTCCGAGTGTTGACACTAAACCCGAGAAAGTCTAGTGCCTCGATGAGAACGGGAGCAGCTGCTTGAGGGAGAATAATATCATCTCCGTAGGCATTAACTCCAACTCTTTCACCGGAAGAGGCAAGCGCAAGAGCGAAAAAGATCAAACTTTCGAGCTCAAACGTATACCCATTTCCCATAGAAGAGAACTTCTCTAGACGAATTTCCTTACCCTCTACTAACGCGTACTCAGTACGCGGTAGATCGAGGAGTGAGGCCCATTCGAAAGGAAGAAGTAACCAGACGAGTTCCCTGCTAACAGTATCACTAGCAGAGGACAAATCAATTGTTGCAAGACCGGTTTCTGAAGCCTGTCGAGCAAGTTCTTGATTCCTAGTTTGGTCGTTCAAATCAACACCAAAGCGCTTCAACTGACGACGAATTAAAGCTCCGATCCCCAACTGAACATAAATATTCAGATGCGGTTCAATAGCAATAATCCTGTCAGTTTTAGCATCTTTGGGAACACATGTAACCTTAGACGCACACCGTAAAGTTACATCGGTGATTGCGCTTGCCCACAGACGTGGAACAAGAGCACGCCAATAAGGATACAAACGAGGCGTCACATGCAACGAGCTTGTGAATTTTCTTGAAGGTGTTACATCACGTCCGGAGACAGATGTCGTCGCTCCTGGGCCAAAACGCATGTTTGATTCCGCATATTGTAACTTAGGGGCTGTTAATGGCCCCAGGATTTGCCAGATGATGGCCTGGGCTCTTTCGAGAACCAGGGAAATCTCTGGTGGTACAGAAATTGTACCATTAACAAATCCGCGGATTCGCTCATTTGTTTCAGCACAGATGCGCTCTGAGTCAAAGAATTTCTCGTAAGCGTTCTTCTTTCTATCGAAAGAGGTATGCAAACGTTGATTCTTACGAAGGACAGATACTACCAAATAGTCATCCGCGAAACTTGCCGCGTCATCATAATGCTTAGGATCAATTGATTTTTCAACCAGTTGATCCC